GCTAGGAGTGAAAATGATTAAACTTAAAAATGAATGGAAACTATTCAAACAAGACTTTGCTAGACAATGCAATGAAAGTCTTTTGTTTAGAATAAATTGGTATGTATTGAAGCCTTTCGCTTTGGTACTTGTCATTGTTTCTTTAATAATTTTATAAGGAGGTAATATGAAACAACAATTAAAAGGTGAAGTCACTATGAATGATTATTTAGCGATTGGGATTGCAGAGGGCTTTGAACCATCTGAGAGTGAAGAGCAGGTTATAGAAGCTTGGCAACACTTAGTTGATACAGGATTAGCCTGGAAACTACAGGGATGGTTCGGAAGAACAGCAACAAGATTAATTGAAGCAGGAGTTATAGAGGGAAAGGAGGTGCAAGCAAAATAAAATTTACATTTCTAAAAAGAGCGGGCTTTGGTCCGCTTTTTTTGTTTGTCAAGACTGTTTTTAATTTAATTTTCAGGTAAGATTTTAAGTCCTATGTTAATGAAAGAAGCCATCCAAAAAGTAGCCCAAGAACTGAAAAGAGATCAAAAGATTGATTATCAGGATCCTACAATTTTAAAAGGTTATTCAGAAGATTTAAGTGAAGATGATATCCGCCAAGCAATGAAAGCAATATCAATTGTTTCAGGAATTATTTTAGATCTACAGTAAACTAATTTCTTTGACAGCTTCCTCAAAATTATTACCTAGTTTTTTCCATTCATCACCATCTAATTTAAAAATCCATCCATTGAGTTTTGATTTTTTACCGTAGGGATTTTTTGGCACCCATCTTACATCCGCCCTGGAATATCCTTGATCATTTATAAGCTTAATTAATTGTTCTTTTTTGTTCATAGTAATCTGTCCAGAACTCCTCATAAATTGGTCTAAACTGTTCGATAGTTGGGATCTGCAATTTTGGAGTATGTTTGAAAGATTTTACATATTCTTTGTAAGCCTCAAGTAATTGTTTTTCTGTGTATAAAAGCATTCATCAATGGATGGTAGGATCGTTGATTAAATAATCAAGATAATGACTTCGATCAGTTGGTATTAAATCCTGGAGCTCTCCAACAACAGTAAATCCAACAGATTCAGCGGCTGACTCAGCTACATCCCAGCTGGGAGCACAGATGTATGGACCAGTATAAATTTTTCCGTTCTGCTCATACTCTGTAATAAAGATCTTCATGCGTTCCAGAGGTCCCTTCTAGCCCAATAGTTAGAACTGAATTTGTCGTCCTTCGTAAGCCTCCCTGATTTATTTCGTATACCAGCAGACCTTCGTAGATAATCCCTCCTAGCCTCACTAGAATAATTATGCTTATAGTCTTTATGACCATACCTGACAACCTTGATCTTATCACCTTTCTTAGCTAGAACCTCTTTCTTGAATTTGCCAGAGCCTGTATATCTTTTTGGCTTGTTAAAACCAGGATAGAGTTTGCCTCTATACATGACTCCGTTCTTTACTCTTTTTGCATCGGATGCTTTAGCCATGATTGTACCATTGATTGTAATTATAATGTGTTATAAGTTTCATTTATTTCTTTTTTTTCCCGCCTAGCAGGTCCTTGTCAGCTTTTCTTGCCCCGCCTTTGCCAGTTACAAAAGATCGAACTCGTCCCATCGCCCAAGCGGATGCAGAAACTCTTCTTGATCCAGATGAATAGTATGCTCCCAGACCTCTTTTATAAACCTTGTCTAAGGTAGCTTTTGAGAATCTTCCAGCACCAGGTATTGATGAATACCTGCCCATATTTTTTTTGGTTTTACTTTTTCCTTTTTTTCTTTTTACGCTTGCCATCTTTAGCCCTCTGTTTTGATATTTTATCCATCATAGCTGGTGTTAGTTTACCCTGTCTATATAGCCTGGCTGTTCTTTTTATTTCAGCTTCAGCCTTCTTTGGATTTTTAGATCCACGAACATATTTTTTAGGTACGCCACCCCTAGTCTTTGGAACCTTTTTAAATTTTCTTTTACCAGGCATTATTTTTTCTTGCCTTTAGACTTTTTTTTCTTTTTAGGTTTTGATTTACCGTAACCTTTCATTTTTCCGTAGCCCATTATTTCCTCCTCATGTTTTTACCACATCCAAGGACATGACCAGAATGAACATGAATGTTTCTTCCCAGTCCGCCTTTTTTTGTTGGTATTGGTTTGTTGACTTTTGTTAGCTTCATTGCCTTCATTATTTACCCCAAAATGTTCTAGCTTTTGCTTGAGCCTTTTTGGAAAGCTCATTGTAATGAAATAGCTTTACGCTAGATCTTGAATGATTTTTGCCAGAGTGCAAGCTACCGTCTGGCATTTTATGTGTGCCACCTTTGTGAAGTGTGCCATCTTTTTTATAATGATTTACGCCTTTCATTTTGCTTCCTTAAATATTCTTACAACACGATGATATACCATATCTTTCATGCCTTTAAATGTTCTATTGTGCTCAGGTAATTCTTCCCAGGCTTTTTTTCTTTCTTCCCGAGTTGGGAGGTCAGCGATAGTCTGAGGAAGACCCATCTGCATACATACAAGATACACCAGATCATGAAATTTTTCATCTAAGTCAGACATATACAACATACGCTCCTTATGACTTTTAATTTTACTAATCTCAAAAGAATATGTGAGTGTGTCTGGACTGCCATCAGGTCTTCGGTGTTTCATTGTTTTTAAAATACACCCTGGTTAAGTATCTTCTTATGATTGCTGTTATTGTAAGGACCCCAGTTGTCCACAAACTTATCACCAAAGCATCGTCAGAGAAAAGCAAAACAAGATAAACAACGAACCATGACAATGGAAAATTTATAGTTAGTCCAATAAAAGTATCAGTCATACTTTCAATCAAAGATCTTCTATCAATTTTTTTCAAGTCTCTTCTCTACTAATTCAATAAGCCTGGTTAAATACCATCTAGACTTATATAGATCTGTTAAAGGATCATCATGCTTGTTGTTATATCTCCATAAATATTTAATAGCATTACATTGAGATACCACCTCTTTGTTCTCAGGATTTAACGAGGCAACAGTTTCCAGGGCATCTATGCATTCAACCTCTCCAGCCTTGTAGTGATCAGGATTTATTTGATCTTTTTTAGGCACAGAAATTCTTTTTAATTATGTCGATTTTTTCTTGTGCTTCAGCCATCTTTTCTACTTCCATTTCAATAGCTTGGATTACTCCAGGATGATCACCAATACCTGTGGGATTATCCATGTAAACCATGATGTTGGCTTTGTGCATTTTTACTTCTCCTTCAAGTTTATCTATCAGAGCGTTTAGTAAATAATTCATAAGCATTTTTCCTCCTTTGGATTTCTCTGGCACATTTTATTCTTAGCTTAGGTTTGGCTTTTGAGTTAACAATCTTCTCAAGCTCTGCCATAGGCGTATTTTTTAAATAGTAGTGCCTGGTAAAAACTTTACCTGTTTGTTTGTCTCTTATCTTCTCACTTGGTTTAAATTTTTCAGGCATTTTCTTTGCTTTTTCTTTGACTAATTTCTGTTTGTGCTTTTTTTATTTTTTGTAATTTTTTTATTTTTCCCGAATCCAAACCCTGATAAATTCTTTGATGACTTTGTGGCTGACTCATATTAATTCCTTTGTTTTCTCTAATAAATATTCTTCTGTTCCGTATCTTTTTTCAAACTCTCTTTTGTTTGGATGTCTTGATACATACATCTCATTATTTACGCCTTCTCTGTGATGCCTGTAACACAATCCAATTGTTTTTAGGTGTGCCCCAGGCTTGGTTTTTCCAGAAATATGATGGATCTCAGCTGGCGTAAAACAATCGTAGTGCAATTTACATACTATGCACCCCATCTGTGAAACCGAGTCCATCCAGTTTTTTTCTTTTTTGTTTGCTGATCTGCTTTTCATATGCCTGGTATAGAAAATTTAAATTACCTAAAACATATTCATTATAAGGCTTTCCAAAGTCCTTGTAATTACTCTCTCTTCTTACCTCAATCAGGTGTTCTTGATGCATAAATCCACAAAAACTTTCAAAATCTTTATGCTCCATATCTACTCCTCTCTGCTCTTAAGTTTGCCATTCTTGTCCTCCATTCTTCAAAGTCCATATTAACTGCTTGCTCTTCAATTTTTAATGCTTCCAAGCCTGCTTTTGCAGCTGCAAGCTCAAACCACATTTCTTGATATGAATCTGATGCTTCTGCTTTTGCTTTTTGTGCATTGTAACTACGCTCTCCGTCATCTTTTGCAATACAAAGTTGTTGCCAAAAAACTTTTTTAAGTTTTGCTTCTGCCTGTAAAACATTTAATTTAGATTCAGATATCTTTGGTGCTATATCTCTGAGCTGTTGATGATAATTTTCAGATTGGTCCATCTTCTTTTCTCCCGAATGCAGCCTCCTCTGGATCTAAAAATCTTGATCTAGATCCGTCAAAAGCAAGTTCAAATTCACCAGTTTCGCCAAGTCTATTTTTTCTAATAATTACCTCAGCTAATCCTGTATTTAAGGAATCATAGTATTCCTGCCTGTATAACATTATAACCATATCAGCATCTTGTTCTATGCTTCCAGAATCACGAAGATCTGAAAGGACTGGTCGTTTATCTGTTCGAGCCTCCACACCCCTGTTTAATTGACTCAAGCTGATAAGCGGACAACCAATGTCTTTAGCCAGCCCCTTCAGAAGATTTGATATGTAGGTCATTGAGGCAGCCCTGGAGTCAGAGTTGCTTGGTGCCTTGTTAGAAGTCATAAGTAACTGTAAATAATCAACGATAATAAGATCTATATCCTGGACAGCCTGTATAGTTTTTGTCTTGTTAATTAATGTTTCAATAGTTATTGGTGACTTGTCATAGACAAACAGGTTAGATTTTTCTATTTTTTCTTTTGCCGCCTGGAAGTCAGTCCATTGATTTTTTGTTAAGTCTCCTGTCAATAAAACATCCATAGCCAAACCAGACTGAGAACAAATAATTTTTTTCATAAGTTGTTCGTTAGTCATTTCTAAACTAAAAACCAGCACAGTTTTTCCTGCTAAAATATTTTGAGTTGCTATGTTCAATGCCCAGGTAGTTTTACCCATGCCTGGTCTGCCTGCCACAATAATAAGATCTCCTTTTTTGAAACCATTAATTCTTTTATCTATGCCCTGAAATCCTGTTCTTATTAAATTTCTGTGAATGTTTTCTGTGTCTTTAAGTTCTTGCTCAACATTTTTTAAAATATCATTTGCTCTTTGAGGTGCTCCCAAATTTTTTGTAATTTTGTTTTCTACTAAAAGTTGATTTACTTTATCTATTTTTTCTTCAACCTTTATATCCTCATCCACAATATTTGGAATAAGCTCCGCAAGTTTTAATAATTTTCTGTTTGATGTTTTTTCGTGCATCAGTTTTAGCCAATGTTGAAAGCCACTTGATGATATACACTCAACAGCCGCTATCCTTACTTCATCAAAATGATACTCATTAAGGGAGCCTTGTAGTGTAATTATGTCTGATGTTTGTTTTTCTAGCATAACTTCATAGGCTTTTTTAAATGAAGGGGTAATAAAATCATCTGGCATTAATCCATTCTCTTGTGCTTTTGAAAAATTATCATGACTCAATGTCATTGACCCTAATACATTTGCTTCTAGGTCAAATGTGGGCTCGGCAACAGAATTAAATTGATTCATTTAGACCTCCATAAATTAATTTTTTTTGTAAGCTCATTGCATGACTCTGAGTTACCGTTTTTGTCTGGATGTATTTTGCTCAGAATAATTTTCAATTCTTTGTCGCTAAAGGCATCAAGTCCAATTCTTTCAGATAATATAGAGAGTTTATTTTCAAGTTCATTTATCTCAGAGAGCAAATCGGTGTTTTCATTTCTTTCCAGGGTAAGATCATTCTCAAGCTTTCTTATGTGCATCTTCAAGTCTCTAACAAGATCCGTATTTTGAAGAAGAGTATTTGCATTTGCATTACCTAATGCAACACCTCCAGCTGCTGTTGTAAAAGCTGGACCAGTAGAACCTATTGTAATATCATTGTCGTCAGCCATATTTCCTCTCTATAATTGAATTAAATTGATTTGGTGAAAGCAAGGTTCTTAGATCAGGTTTGCCTTTCATAAATCCCCTTAAATGATTTATGTGTCCCTCAGAGTTTGCTATGTCAAAATATTTCTTCCAGAACTCATCTGAAGCAAGATCTATTTTTTTACCAGTCTTGGGAGAAACTATACCTTTTCTACCAAGATCTCTAAGATCCTTCCATCTTCTCTCAGCTGTAAATGTGTTCGCACTTTTTTTATAATATGGACTTGTACAAACCTTTTTATATATCTCATTGATTTTACCCAAATCTAAAATATATATAGCTTTAGTATACTCTTTAGTATTGTAGCCACCTGGTGGCGTTTGATAGCCACCTAACGGCTCTACCTGAAGTGTGTATGTATTGCTGGTATTATTTTTTCTTTCCCAATCCACCAGCCCCATGGTTTTAAGTTTCTGTAAATTGTCTTTGATTGCTGTTAATGACAAACAAGTAATCTCTGATAATTTTTTGTGTGATGGGTATGATCTGCCGTGTTCATCTGAATAATTAGCAAGCACAAATAAAATGAGCTTTTGTGAAGGCGTAACATCTATTTTTATAACCTTCGTAATATATTCTACTGACATAAACTTTCCCTCTAGTTTTTGAATTATTAATTATTACAAAAGAAATGTAAAGAAATAATTGCATTTAATGTTTACAAATGTATAATTCCAGGTGGAGGTTTACAAAATGACAGTAAAAAAAATATATACAGCTATGGCAAATGTTCAAGATCATATGCTTGCAAATCCAATAGCAAAAACACAAAAGAATAAATTCGCTAACTATAACTACAGAGGCATAGAGTCTGTGGTCCAGGCATTTTCTTTGCCCCTGGCACAAAACAAAATTATCCTGGCTCCCCAGGATGTAAAAGTTTCTACAAAGTTTATAGATGGCAAAACAACACACACAAGAATTTCTGGAAAGCTAAGATTTATATCTTTAGAAGATGAGTCTTATATAGAAAGAAGTTATGAGGGACACAGCCAATCAACACAAGGTAAAGATCTAGAGGCAGCAAAGTCATTTGCATATAGAGATGCTCTGTTAGAAACTTTTTGTGTACCGTTTGAACAAACAGAACCCGAAACAACAGATCCTGAAAGTGAGCAAACAGAGGTTGATGAAACAGCTGAAACTCTTCAAGCTTTCACAGATGAGCTAAACAAAGCAAAAACAAAAGAAGACCGCAAAGCTATTTTTAAAAATTATGACAGAGAGGCTGAGTTAATAAGTGATGCTGATTTAAGACAAAAATTAATTTTAATATATACAAAAAAAGAATCTAAGGAGTAAAAATGACAGATAATGTAATACCAATAAAACAAGGATCTCAAGCCTGGCACGATCAAAGATCAGACAGGATAACTGGAACCAGAATCCCAAAAGCTGCAAACGAATGTATGTGGACTAAAGGCGATCAATGGGAAGCCCTGGGTAGAGATATGTATAGAGAGTCTCACAGACTTACTCAAGATCCTTTTGACCCAAGAGCCTTGTTTGCCATAACTCATGGAAAAGAAAGTGAACCAAAAGCCTTGAAAACTTTAGAATCAATGGGGTATGTCGTAAGACAGCCATCATTTATTATTCATAAGAAATATGATTGGCTTGGAATGTCACCAGATGGAGTTTTAAGAAAAGGCAGAAAAGGATCTATATCAGCTGTAGAAGTTAAATGTCCACAAACAAAGCCCTGCACAAATGTTAAAGAACAAAAAAGAAACTACTGGCATCAAATGCAGCTAGGCATGGAGTGTATGGACATAGATGAAATGCTTTTCTTCCAATGGTATAGCAATGATGAGCATTACCAGGAGTGGGTAGAAAGAGATGAAAACTGGGCTGATAGATATATACCAAAAGCAGAAGAGTTTATGGAGTGGTATAAAGAGAAATGCAAAGATCCTGCTTTTATAGCTAGATGGTCTGAAGATAAAGCAGAGCCAGGAATAAACTACAGAACAATAGAAGAAGATGCTTACACATCAGAGTTGTCTTCTATCTTAACCGAACAAAAGGAGCACAAGGAGCGACTTGCTTTTCTTGATAAAAGAAAGAAAGAAGTTTCAGCCATGCTTGTAAAAAAACATGGTGGTGCCTTTTGTACTCCAACGGTGAAATGTCATATGACACAAGCCAGGGGTCGTATTAACTATACTCGCCTTGTACAAGACCAGGACATTCCCAGAGATGTGCTTGAGGGCTACAGATCTGAGGGTGATACAAGAATTTATACAAGATTAGTAGAGGAGAATAAAAATGGCGAATGATAAATCTGTAAATAAAAAAAGATCTATAAGTGCCAGAGTTGACATGGCAGTTTATGAAAAAATGCTTGAAGTAGCAAAAGATCCAAATCATAAATATTATGATAGGAAAGTTGCCTACATTGTTAACAAGTTACTTTTAGATTGGCTAACAAAGGAGAAATAAATGGAAGCTAAAAAAGATAATACAAATCGTGGAGCTGCATGGCGTAATGATGATGCTATTCCACCAGCTAAATTTTCTGTTAATTCAGAGAACAGGAAGCCTCAGTTTACTGGAAGCCTAGATGTAGAAGGCAAGCAGTATAGGCTTTCTATCTGGATCC